CATTTGTAGCGTTCTTTCTAACCTTATCCGCTGCGATGTGCTTACAAAATATTAGCGTACCCGTTTGATTGAATCGCAAGTGAAAGTAAACTCTTCCATGAATGATTTTTTCTTTAGTAACTGCGGGAAGTATCTTCTTTAGATTCATTCGCTTTTCAAATGCGTAGATGTCTACCTTTTCCATTGGTGAACAAGTAGCAGAATATTGCAATTCATAACCACCGCCTACCGTAGCGTTTGTTTTAAAGTCTACAATCGCACCATGCAAAGGCGAAGTGTAATACATTTGATTTAGTAACTGTGGGTAAAGGTTATCATTGCCAAATCTAACGTAGTTACCAACGTTTAAACGGGCATTGACGTAAGGTAGAGACAAATCTCCTTTACCTACTTTTAAGAATGGTGTAGAGAATGCTTGATATCCTCCTAATTCTTGTACTTCTACGGCTTTATTTGCACCGAATTCAAATCCTAAAATCTTCATTAATCGTAAATTGTGTTTGTTACTACTCCAGCTACTACCATTCTGCCCTCTTCTACTACATTTAAACCAGTATAGTAATCTATATTTTGGTCTACAATGACGATAGGGTCGGCAGATTCGTAAACAGTATAGGTATATTGTCCAAGAATAAAGGTCGCATCAACTCCCTCCCTTAACTCAAACAAATTGTATCTTTCTTTATAGTCTGAAGTATCTACTCCTACCCATTGGAAGCCTTGTGAACTTTTATTAAATTCATTTTGGAATAAAAATAAGTAGGTTGGATTCGAAATAGTTGAACTCTCAGTAAGCGTGAGAACAAAAGTATTTCTAAAATCTTTTTCTAAGTATATCATATATTATAATGGTCTTTAATTACGATTTGTTATAAAACAATCTTTTATATATTTGTCTTATGGTAGATTACAAGCAAACAAGAAAGATTCTAAATGATATGTTAGAAGCCTCACCTAAAAGAATGAGAGATTATGTATTTGTAATGAGTACCGATTTTGAATATCCGCATAAAACATTCAAAAGAATCAAAGTCATAAAGATGATTTTATGTCCTAAAGAAAAAATTTACTATTGTCCTAATGTTATGTGGAAATAAAACAAAAAACCCCCACTAATTAAAGCGAGGGTGAGGATAGCAAAGTTTACTTTTAAACTAGTAAAGCTGCAATAATAGTAGGGTCAACTTCGTAAGCTAAATTCTCTGATTCAGCAACGATAGTAATACTGTACTTTGAGCCATCTGCTTTAGCAGTTCCTGAGCCTTCAGCTACCGCAGTTACTTGTGCATTCGGGAAATACCAATATTTACCGTTTGCATCTAAAACGATAATAGCAAGGTCTCTTTGTCCTTCTCCTAAAATCTTGATAGAACGAGACTTCGCTGCTTCTCTACGGTGAAACATTAAAGTAATCGTAGCAGTTACAAATGAAGAGCCATTGATTAAATCATTTGCTTGGTCTTCAACATAGTTACCCGTATTGCGTTTAAATTCAAAAGGAATGAAAGGGTCTCCCGCAGTAATTGCAGTTATTTCCCAATTAGGTTCGTCAACCGTAATTGAAGTAACTTCGCTTTGGTCATTTATGTAAACTGTTTGGATGCCTCCGATGTTGTTATCGCATCCTTTTGTGATTGTTGTGATTGTATTACAAGGCATAATTTTTATGTATTAAAAAAGGGTAGGCGAATCCACCCACCCTTTTTAGTTAGTAATTAATTCTTAATTAAGAGTAAAGAACGATTTCAGTTGGGTTTGTATACCAGAATCCAACTTTCAAGTTAGCACGAGTTCTCAAATATGGCTCTGCAACTGTATCATTCAAGTTAACTGCTCTTAACGCTTTAGCATCAGATTCTGAATCGAAAGCATAAATAAGGTTATTCTTCAAAGTCAATACCGCAGTATCGTTAGGAAGACCTTCAGCAACTACCATCTTAATACCTAAGAACGTCAACGCTAAAGGAAGCGTAACAAACGTTTGAGTGTTACCTGAAGCAGCAGCTAATTCGTAAGCAGTTGCGATGTTAGAAGAAACGTAAAAACGTAAATCTGCTTTCTTACGCTTGATTGTTGCAGGAGCAGCATTCAAAATCGCAGTCAATTGTGCGATTACGTTAGAAGAAGTAATAGCAACATTTGCAACATCAACTACATCAGCGTCAGCCAACAAACGCTTAAGGTAACCATCACACAAAGACAATAGAGGGTCTACGCTAAGTGTATCACCTTGCCATCTTAACAACTCAACATCTTCTCCAATTTGCATTGACATTGTCTCCCAATAGTAAGACATGAAAGAAGCAACTTCGAAACTTCCGTTTGAACCCGCAGCCATTTGTAAAGAAAGGAAAGATTGCTCTAAATCAAACTGACAAATTTGAGCCATTGCTGACAAAGCACAAACGTCAATGTCGATAGCGTCCAATGCATCCGTTGGAGCAGAGAAAGCACAAGAAGAAGATTGTAAGATGTTACCAAAAGTAACGTTAGCTAATTTAGTAGCTGACTTGATACCTGGCAAAGTACGGTAGTTGTCTACGATATCTTCAGTAATATACGCACGAGAGTAGAACTCGTTAGGATTAGCACAAAGTAGTGCGTTTGTTTCGATGTCTAAATCGAATTTTAATTTTCTTGACATTTTTAATCTTGATTAAATTTATTAAACTTCATTAACTTTTCATGAGCAGTTAATTTTTGCTCGGTAACTTCCGTCACTTCTTCTTCAAGTGTAGGAATCATTGCTTTTACTTCAGCTATTAACTGAATAAGTTCGTTGTACTTTTCGTCAATTGTAGGCATAACGATTGCAAGGATAGCTTCAGCGTCTGCTGTTGGGTCAACTGCCATTGCAGTTTCAACAACTTCTTCTTCTACAACTTCCTCAGCCATTGCTACCTCTTCTTCAACTACTTCTTCGGTAGATGCCATTTCGACTTCCACTTCAGCTTCGGGTGCATCCTTAATCTCAACAACTACTCCGTCTTTAACAACGTAGATTTTGCCTTCAATCAGATGTTCTCCATCAGGTAAATTCATACTGTTTTCTATTTGTTTATTAATACTTAATTTTAAGCCTAAAAACCCCTCAATTGAGAAACCAACTTGTCCGCTTTCAACAAGTTTATTATAATATTCTTTGTCCGTTATTTGAGCAGTTAGCATAAGCGTTCCCTTTGGTACTTCAATACCATACGAACTATATGATTTATCTAACTTTGGATTTTGAACGAGCCAACTTTCAAGAATGTAAGCGGGAACAATTTGCCCAGCGTCATGCTCTAAATTGAATAAATTATTATTATTTAAATTCTGCATAAAATCGGAATAAATTGTTTCTATTTCTTCTTCAGAAAATTGTACAAAATATTCTCCTTCTTCATCGTTGCGGTAAATGTCCATCGGAATCATGGCGGGTGCTACGATTCTCATCTTTGGCTCATCCGCAAACTGCATTACTTTAGAGTGACTATTAAACGCCATTCCTTTAACTAAAATTGCGGGTTTACTAGTGAATGCTACTTGCTCAATTCCTAATACTTCGCCATCGGAATAGTCTTCGTCAATCGTAACTTTAAAAATAGGAATGTCATTAGCCATACTTTATAATGGTATACATTTTTTTTTGTTATATTTTTGTATATTTGCTAAAAAAACACTATGGTAAAAATCGGAACAACTAAGATTAACAACGAAGTAACTGAACTTACAATTGAGCAGTTTGAGAAACTTAGCGCAACAATGAATAACCTGGAACTTGACCAATTCGAAAAGTGGGCTAAAATATTTATAGATTTAGGCGCAAATGAAGATGAAGTTTATGATTTGGATTTTGAAAAGTTTACGGAAATCGTGAAAGAATTTTGCGACACAAACAAAAAGCCTACAAAAAAGTTTCTTAAATCAATTGAATTCGATGGATATACTTACCAAGCCTACGAAGATGAGTTTAAATTAAACGTTCGTGATTTAAAAATGATTGAAAAAGCAGTTTCTACATCTCCCGAAAATTATATTTCTCGTGTTATGGCTATTATTTTCAAACGAACTGACCTAACTAAAGCGGAACATTACGGAGATTCACACATAGCTTTAAAGTCGAAGATGTTTAAGGAGCAAAAAGCAAATATTGCTATTCCTTTTATTGCTTATATTGGTCAAAAGTTAGGTAAAACCGCTAAAGATATTCAAGTTGAAGCTACCGAAATCGTGGAATGATATAAGTGTCGAACAGTTTATTGAGTTGAGGTCTTTAAATAACGAAGACTTTGACTCTTTATTCAGTTATGAAATAGAATGCTTATCTATTTTGACCGACATAGACGTAGATGAATTTGACGATATGGAAATAGACGAACTTTCCAAGATTGTTAAGCAAGTAACATTTATAAAAAAGCAGCCTTCAAATATCTTCAAGAATGAGATAAACAATCTTACCTATATTGGTTTAGACAATCTAAAGTTAGGGGAGTTTATTGACCTGGAATACTACTTTGCTAATGACTACGTTAAACACTTGACTTATATTAGTTCAGTTTTGTATCGAAAAAGTAAATTAAGCGAATGGGAAGAAGTTGTTTATGAAGATTATTCGTTTAACATTGAAAAACGAAAGGAGCAGTTTAACGATTTGCCAATCACATCAATCTACGGAATCATAGCGGAATACATTAAGTTTCGGGAGAACTTTTTAAAAGTATATGAAAATCTATTCAATCCAATCTTTGATGAAGACGAACTTGACGAAGCTGAACTAGACGAAGAAGATTTAAAAGAGCAAGAAGCTGAAGATAAAATTAACCGATGGTCTTGGGAGCATACGCTCTACAATTTAGCGAATGAAGATGTCACTAAAATAAAAGACGTACTAGAACTTAATCTAGTATTCGCCTTTAATATTTTAGGAATGAAGAAAGAACTAGAAATCTAAGTTCTGAATGTTTCTATTTGGTAGCGTATACGGTAAAGCGTTTTCGTCTATCCAATTAAAGTTTACAAATACTTTAGGATTGTTTAGGATTCTTGCCATTTCAAGTAACGGGTATTTCTCGAACTGCCATTGAATGTAGTCTTGCACAATTTCCCCGATTATACCTTGAACAATTGGACTATCAAGCCATCTATCAGTTATGTCGAAAGCATCAATGTAAATAGTTCCTTCATCTAAAAAGAAATAATAATACATAACGCTTACAGTAATATCAATTCTATTTAGTTCCGTTCCAGTCATCGCAGAAATACGCACACTATCGTACATCGTACCATAGTCGATTAAACCAAGTTTCTTGATTTCCATCTGCAAGGCTCTTGCGAGTTTATTCCTCGTTGCGTATTTTACTTTGAACGTAGCCATTTAAAATTTATATTAGCAAGGTGTGAAGTACTGAGTTCGTTAGTTGGGCTTTAAAGGTCATTACATATCTATTTCTACTGTGTAACCTAATTGCTCAAAAGCTTGTTTACCGTACTCGTGTGCAGTATCAATTGACTGTAGTTCCGTTGGTAATATTTCAGCATTGAAAGTACCTTGTTGAACGGTTGTACTTAGCACACTTGCACCACTTGTGAACGCTTCTTTACTTGCATACGTAGCTACTGCAACCTCTAATGTTTTACCATCTGCTCTACCAGCAAACTCTATTCGACCGTAAACACTTGGCACTTCGATTTCTGTACCCGTAATTGTAATTTTTCCGCTAATAATTAATCCCATGATTTTTTTATTTGTAAAGTTAAGATAATAAACCTAAATTTTGCAATACTGTAACTAATTGCGGTACTGTTAATATTCCCGCACTTGATTGTTTGTATAGTTTAATAATATCACCATTTTCAGTTCTAAAATGTGGTGCTGCGTTTCCTGCTGTTATGTCGGCTGAATAAAACTTAAACTGATTAGATGGATTTACACCTGTTGGAGCAATACCATTTTCTATATGAATAGTATTCGTTGCACCTCCTGAAACATTTAATCCACTTGCTATTTGTAATGTTCCGTCAAAAAGAAAAGCTGTAATATTTGTGCTATAAAAAGTAGAACCTGCAGTACCTCCAATTTCCCAACCATTAGCACCTCCAAATAATCTATTTTTTGTAGTACCACCGTTTAGCTCTATAAAATTACCTCCAGACTTTGATAAAAATAAACGTCCATCTGAAAGATAAGAAATGGAGTTGTTTAACCCACCGTTTCCATCTCCTATTCTAAAAGTTCCATTACCATTTACTTCTACAAAATTTGCAGTATTCGCACTATTCCTAACCCTCAAAGCTACATCAGTTGACAAAGCACCTTGCGCTCTTACGTCTAAAGCAGCATTATAAGTAGGTGAGCCATATCCAATAGCTAACTTTCCTTGTGTTGGGGACATAGTGATTAAATTACCACCTCCACTTTGATTTCCAAAAAGAATAGCATCGACACCAGTTCCAACTATACTATTCATATAAACAGAACCCGTAAATTGACTTTTATATTCATCAACTTTAAACACTTCCGTAGCACCTCTAAAGATAGAAAACATAGAAGTAAATCCCGTTCCAGCACTTCCATTTAATGCAAAAGAATTTGCAACAGTTAACTTTTTATTTGTGTTATTCCAAGATAATCCAGCATCCTGCTGAACAACATCTCCCGTTCCTTGAAAAAATACTCTCCCAACTGTTCCCGAAGTTACCGCAGTTGTACCTACTGTTACACCTCCACCGCCACTTATAACCAAATCACCGCTACCAAGTAAACTATTACCGTTAACTGTTTTTATGTTAGTCGCACTAACTAGAGCCGCTTGTTTAGAATTAAACGTTGTCCAATCGGCAGTACTCAAAGCACCTCTATTCGCAGCCGAAGCAGTTGGTAAATTGAATGTATGAGTTGAGCCGCTTGAGTTAATAGCAAAATCACTGCCACTTGTACCCGTTGCTAAGTTCTGTACTTGTGCAGTTATTCCATTTAACGAAGTAAGTCCCGTTGAAAATGTAGTAATTATTTGGCTTAAGTTACTGTTTTCCGTATGCAGCTTTATTGTTCTTCCGCTATTGTTTACATAGATACGAATAGCTAATCTATCAGTTAATGCTAAAGTTGTTTGAGGTACAGCCAATGCACTAATATATAAATCAGTCGCAGTCCCTCCCGTTATGATTTCAGGATTAATTGAATTACTAGCAATTAAAGATAAGGTAGCACCATCCCATTTATACAACTCAATATAAAACGATGGATTCCCACCACTAGATGATGCAGAAAAATATGTTTCAAAATTCCAATTTCCAGCAGGAATTTCTAATTGATTAGGATCGTTTGCATCTGTAATAAATGATTGAATGTAACCGTTTGATGAAATAGTAAAATCCGTACCCGCACCGATGACCGGGACTTTATTCATTTCACGCATAGCTACACCTCCAAATGTACCTTGAGCAACTGAGCCATTCAGATAGTAACTAACAGACGCACCACCACCGCTTGACGTTGGAAAGTTAGCCAATGAACCATCACCTCTTACATATTGACTAGCTACACCCGCACCCGTTACAGCTATATCTCCACTCGATGTGATTGGGCTATTTGCGACTGTAAATGCGCTCGGCATAGTCAAGCCTACCGAAGTTACTGTACCTGAAGGTAAAGCTGCTAAAGCGTCAAATACTGCGTTACTAGTTACGGGATTTAAACTGCCATCCGTAACAGCGTCCTCGATTGGTATATTTATATCTATTGCCATATTACATTAAATGTTTCATCTTTAATACTTGGAACTGTTACGCTTGTAGTTACTCCGTTAACTATAAAGTTGTACGTTGTATCAGGCAATAT